ACAAATTATAGCACGTGATAAAACAGTTGTGGACATTGGTGCTGGTACAGGATACTTGACAGCACTGGCAATTAAACATGGTGCGAAACATGTTACAGCAGTAGAAGCCAGTCCCAAACGTTGTCAGTTTCTTAAAAGCATGATAGAGAAACTAGGGTATCAAGACAAAGTTACTATTGTTAACGAAAACTATCTTAAAACTGATATACACTCAGACGTTGTAGTAAGTGAAACTATTGGAGCTCACATTTTTAATGAGAACTGGTTAAGACTAGCTGACCATGCACGTACTAGATGTGAGTATATGATTCCTGAAAAGTTTTATATTAGAGCAGACATATACAAAAATCATCCTATATGGACTACTTGTATGCAAGAAAGTATGGCGTTCAATTATAACGAAAGTAATCATCCCGAGTTTGCAGAAGCAATTAATCAAGAAATACAGTTAGAGGACCGAGGTGAAACAGCGAACACTATACCTAACTTATTTTTTGAGTTACCTAAGTTTGATGATCTACGTCTTAAAAAACTATCAGAGAGTCAGCTAATTGTAGTTGACCACATGAACCCTTTTCAAGTTCCTGAGCTAGTTATTCCTGCACATAAGTTTAATACTATGCGAGGGATAGAAGAACGTTTTGAGTTTTTGTTCTTTAACTTGATGTGGACAGCAACATTCCAAAATGCAAGTATGTGGGTGTCTGACACAATATGGCAAAACGTTTGTAAGTTAATGCAAAAGCCCGAGTGCGATTTAAGAATATATTTTAGTGAGCAACAGAACAAATGGATGTTCGAACAACTGAAAACTTAAATTGTTTAGTAATGGTAGCACATCCAGATGATTGTATCATACTGGCTGGTGGATTTATACAGCGACACAGTAAGTTTATTGACTTTGACATTTGCTATCTCACATACAGCGACAACGACGACAGGGCTATAGAATTAAAGAACTTTTGGCAACAACGAAACATACAAACTAGATTTTTAGGCTACATTGATGATTACCGAGACATGGAGCGTGGTATAAGTTTCGACCAAACACAAGCTGAAAAACATATACGGCAAGTAACACAAGGACATGGCTTAGTACTAACACATGCTGAGGACGGCGACTACGGACATGTACATCATAAGTTTGTGCATGAGTGCGTGGCAGAAACAGATGTTCCTAAGGTTTACTTTTCCAATACAGAAGCGTATAATAATAAAATAGTGGAAAAGTCATGGTATACACTTAAAGAGATCCCTTTACACAGTGGTGTTGTTAAAGACGAGTGGAGTTACCAAACAGGCGAATACTACTACAACATAACAGAGGCGGCATACGACAAACTATATGAGAATATTAACACTAGAAAACACATCATTTGAAATGAACGCAATACCCGATGACGTAGGTGATCTGCGTTTCAGTGTATTGGACAATTCAGATCCTAAAGACCCAGACTATTTCTTTATTCCCTTAATTTTTATGGAGTCATTTAACAGTCCGGCACTAGTGTTACGTATTGGCAACAACATTGTTAAAATGCCTGTAGACTGGCAAATACTTATTGGTGAGCCCGACTTGGGAGACTTGGAAGTTGTGCCACTTACTAGCATTAATGACAGAGGATTTAGTGTGTTTACATTTAATCCTCTGAGCAGTTATAGACCAGAGTTTCAACCTGTTGAAGTAGTAGACATTTACCAAGATGTTAAATGGTATTTTCCTAAACTAAAGCCAGGACAAATGCTAACAGTGCCGTTAAGTGAAGAAGATAAAAGTATGTGTGCATACTTTGTTAAGGATATTAGCAGACAAAGTGAAGTTGTAAACTACAGTAAAGTATGGTAGACAAGTTATCAATTAAAAATGAAATGGCCATGGTAGATGGCAAGGTCAGAAACTTCTACGATGACCTAACAGAAGAAGAACGTAAGAAGTTTAGTCCCTACTTAATACTAAAGTACACCGCCAATGTAAGCGGTAATCAAGACCTTGCTGAATATTATTTGCGTAGATGTAATGAAACATTAAACAAAGACTTCTTTAGTATTAACAAGCATCCTAAACTACAATGGCTATGTGCAAGTACTGTGAGTCCAGGTATGGGCAATACATTTCATTACTGGATTAAAGCACCAAAGAAGGGTGCTAGTAGCACAAAAGAACGCAAGTTTTTACAGCAGATGTATCCTAGTGCCAAAGAAGATGAACTAGACATGCTAGTAGAAATAAACACTAAAGACGACCTAAAAGAGCATGCACGTGAGCTGGGTTGGTCTGACAAAGAAATAAAAGACGCATTTAAATGATTACCAACTTGGTTACTAACGGTTGTAGTTACATGCACACTTATACCGGTGGCGCCGGACACGTAGACTTGGCCGAAAGGTTTGATTTAACACCCGGTGATATCTCTATATCTGGCAGTGCAAACAACAGAATAATAAGATCAACTCTAAAGCATAGTCACGAAACAACTAATAGAACTTTATATGTTTTAGGTATGACTTTTATTAGTAGAGAAGAATTGCCAATTTGTCGATGGGATGAAGGCATATTTCCAACAGAACAAGAAGTTTGGGAAGGCGCTTGGACTAATCCTCAGAATCAATTTTTTGGTAAGAACAGATGGGTAGATCACTGGACTGAAAAGCATACTAATGAATGGATTAAGATAAGAGAACGTTACGAAGTTGGAACTCTAGTAGATCGACTAGAAGATTTACAATACAGAATGTTATCGATGATCGAAAGTTTGCTTTTTAGGGGACACCGTGTTATAGTTTTTCAACAAGCAGACCGGTGGTGGGATAATTTATCTAACAAAGAAGTTAAGAGACTACAAAAACTAGGACCTTGCAAACAAATTATTGATGGTTTTCGATGGTGTGCTATTAGATGGCAACATAGTCAAGGTGTTCTTTATACAACATATTCTAAAGCACCTGATGAAATAAAGCACAGAGAACCTGGGCGGCATAAAGAAATAAACGATTACTTAGAAGATTATATAAGACGGTATGAGTTACACCTGTAAGTATTGTAATAAAACATACAGCAAGGAATCTACACTTGCGGCTCATCTTTGCGAGCCCAAGCGACGTTGGCAGGAAGAAAAAGAAACAGGTGTGCAGTTTGGACTTAGAGCATACAAACGTTTTTATGAGATAACGCAGGGGTCTGCACGTAACAAAGACTATACAGATTTTTGTAAGAGTCCCTACTATAATGCATTTGTAAAGTTTGGACGTTATTGTACAGATATACGTGCTATAAACTTTATGAACTTTTGTGAGTGGTTACTACAAAACAACAAAAAAATTGACCACTGGACGAAAGACAAACTGTATCAAGAATGGATGTTACCTTATGTTAAACGTGAACAGGCACAAGATGCACTGGAACGTGGTGTAAAAGAGATGTTAGACTATTGCGAAGAACATCCAGAACTAAAGAACGGTATTAAAGATTATTTTAGATATGCTAACAGTAATCGTATATGTCATCATATTAGTACAGGTAGAGTTAGTGCCTGGCTAGTGTTTAATTGTGAAAGTGGTGTAGACTTTTTAGACACATTAAATGAAGAACAGTTGCAAATAATTTATCCGTATATTGATCCAGAGTATTGGCAACGTAGATTTACTGACTTTGTGGCAGATACAGAATGGGTCAAGCAAGCACTCAAGGACATTGGACTATGAAGTTTCAGGCTGATATTGACATAGACTTTGGTGACAGGGACAAGGCACTTGAGCATATTAAACATATACCTGCCAGCATATATCGTAACGATGAATTTGTGCCGCACAATACAGGTGTGTATGTAAACAACATACCACAACATCCAATAACTAAGTTGGCAAGTATTGACCATAAAGAAGCAGAACAACGTGGCTACGTTAAACTAGACTTTCTTAATGTTAGTGTTTACCAACAAATACACAGTGAAGAAGAACTAGATGTCTTAATGGGTGTCGAACCTCCTTGGCACAGACTACAAGAGCCTGAGTTTGTGGAAAAGATTATACACATTGGTAATCACTACGACATTGTCGATAAACTCAAACCTCAAACTGTAGATGAAATGGCAGCCGTACTGGCAATTATACGTCCTAGTAAACGTTACTTGTTAAACAAAGACTGGCCTACTATTAATCAGGAAGTGTGGACTAAGCCTGCAGACGGCAGTTACTACTTTAAGAAGAGCCATGCTACAAGTTATGCCTACTTAGTCGTAGTGCATATGAACTTAATTCATCTTGCGAACTAAGGTTATTGCTCTGCGTTTTGTACGTTTTTTAGTTAAATCTTTAAGGCTCAAGTGAGGACCGTATTTTATTGTTACGTCTTTACTGTTAAAAGTTTTTAAACAAGGCTTA